CAGAGGTCAACGCTATTCGTCTCTTCTTGGAGCTTGAGCGTCGTCGCGCCGCCGTCGCCGGCAGTGATGCTCTCACCCCAAAGAAGCTTGACGAGGACCCGCCCATAGACCTTGAAGATGTTCCCATCGGCAAGCGTCGCCAACTGCTTCTGAACGTGGATACCTACCGTGGATTCGCGGACGGCCTTACCCTTCCATTGGTTACTCATGTTCTCACTCCTCGCCGCCTGTTCTGGCGCCGAGGCGCCTCGGGCGGCACTTCTATGTCCGGCTGGATGGTTTCGGCGGTGGCCGCCTCCTCAATCGGTGGCAGTTCGCCATCCGTCCCGTCATTGGGCTCAAGATCGGGGACAGCCACCGCCGTCTCTTCTAGTTCGGCTGGGGGTATTTGTGCCGCCACCTCAGCCTCAAGTAGTTCAACAGCCCTGGTGATGTGGGCGAAGATCGGGTGATTGTAGAGATAGCGCCGTCGCATAAACGACTCAATCTCATTGACCTCCACCAGTGCCTCGTTTATCTTGCCCATCTTTCACCTCTAGGCGTTGGCCGCCCCTGGGTTCAACCAGTTCGGCATGTTCGTCGGGACACGCTGGACCTTCAGGTCGTAAGGCACGTACAGACAGGCAATCGGCTGCGTCCCACCAGAGCCGGTATCGGCGATGTTCATGCCGATGTGCGTGTAGCCATCCGAGAGTTGGTCAGCCCGGACATCGACAACGATGATCATCTGTGCCTCTGCCGAGGTCGCGTCCGTCTCAGTGGTCGAGGCAACCGTCGTCTGGTCTACTAGGTTCCAGGCTTCGTCGCCGTCTAGGGCCGTTTCCTTCTTGGTGTAGTACTTGTCGATGATCGCCAGGGCTGTGGTAGTGCCGCCGGTGTAAGCGGTGTACTCATAGAGCGTTCCGACTACATCATCGTTGGCTATACCAGCAGCCTTGGTAATCACGATCATCACGCCGCCGCAGTTCTGCATACAGAACCGCTTGCCAGTCATGGCCCCGGTCTGCGAGTCTACGGCCGCGATCCCCTGGCTGATGTCTATGACTCTTCCCAATCCGCCTGCCGTTGTATTTGCTCCCATTTCAGTTATTCCTTTCGCCCGTCCTAGAGAGGGGGTTAATGCCCTCTAGGTCTTGGCCGAGATTGGGGTGTTAATGCCGCACTCGGCTGGCCGTCATGTTCTCCTCTAACAGCGCTTCAGCTTGCTCACGAGTCCCTGGCTGTCCGTTGACGTGATAGACGGGGCCACCCTCATCCGGGTAACTGACCCGCGTGTAAGGGACTGGGGCCCCCTCTACCCGCCTCGCATACCAGCAGGCTTTGTAGCCTACCGATGCCAGTGCCTCTAGCATCTCAAGCGCCGTCATCCTTTATGCCCGCGCCTCGATGACCACGAACGGGCTGACGGTTGAGCCGTGCGCCGGCGTGAACGCCGACTGTACCCACGGTCTGCCATCGACACGTTCGATCACCCGGAGGGCTGTCTGGTCGCTCTCGAAGTAGCGGTGTTCCGATGTCTCGATACTCACCGCCTGCCGGTCGCCGATCAGGTAGTAACTCGGGTCAACGAAACAAATGTCGCCCTGGTCGCCGAGCGTCGGAACCTTCTCGCTGATGATCAACGGGCGCAAGAGCATCGTGGCCAGTGGTCCATTGCGGATATCCACCAGCGCAACCGGGGCGCCGCCCGTGCCGACCGGGATAGATAGCGTCATCAGTTCCTTGAAGGTCGACTGGTTAGCGATCCAGATGCCGTTGCCCAAGGACGATGGGAGCATCCGCGAGTACATGTTGAGAACATTCTCAACACAGATAGTATCTGCGGATTGGCCACTTTCCTTGGTCACGGCGATGATAGCCGCCGAGTTCAGGAAACCAAGCGGCTCACCTACTCCAGACCCCTCGATGAAGGCCAGATCCTCGTAGAAGCTGATACCCTTCGGAAGCGCCTGCATCAGCCAGGTCGAGAGAGCCGGGGCATCAGCCCATAGCGCGTTCGGCACAGCCGCGAGGCCCGTCAGGGCATTCGCTTCCAACTTCACGCGACCGAACTTCGCCTCTTTCGCCGACAGGTCAGCTCCCTCCGCCTTCCAGTAGAAGATCATCCCGCCGCAGACGGACCCGACGTTTGTCGTCGAGTCGACGTAAGGGATGCCCTGAGTCAGCGAGGTCATCGTAATGACCGTCGCACGCTGCCGCATGATGGAGGTCTCCAGGGCTACCTCCATGATCTCGGAGCGCATAGTCTCGGGAATCAGGAAGCCGCCGGCACTCGGATCGACCGAACTGTAGGCGTTCATGACGCCCTTCACCTTGTTCAGGCGGTCTTCATCTGGCAGAGGGTTCTTGTGCCAGATCGTCCGAGCGAAGTCGCCGATGTTGGCAAAACCGACATCGTTCATCGGGACGCCCGGTGCCAGGGGATTGTAGGCCGCATTGCGGTCGGCCCCTGTCCCAACTTCAGGGAGGATCGGGCGGTTCACGGGCTGGTTGACGCCGTGCTCCTTGAGCACTTCCCTGACGGCAGCCTTGGCCTTATCCTCGATGACGTTGTTGCCGTCGAAGAAGGCTTTGAGCTGATCCGTCACCTGTGTGGCGAATTCAGGCGTGGTCTTCTCGCGGTAGGCGTCTACGATCTCCGCAAACTGCCCCGACTGAATCCACTCGGCAGCCTTCGCAGGAGTGTTCATGATCTCCTGCATCTCTGCCACGGTTTCCGGTACGATTAGCTTTGTCACTTCTTCCTCCTTTGTCCGCTAGACCTTGAGCGGTTGCTTGGACAGTAGATGTTCCAATGGGGGTGTAGGTGCCCGATAACCCGCCGATTCTGCCATCGGCGGAATCAATGCCTGTGTCAGCGAATCGAGGCTATCCTCATCCTGGGTGTCCGATTCAGCCTTGTCGCCCTCGCTCGCGGCCTCGAAACTGCCATCGTGATCCTGGCAGTGAGACCGGGCGCTATCGGCAGTCCAAACCGTCTTTGGGTAGCGGTAGGCTTGCTCGGTCATTGAAGTCTCGCCCGTAAGTTTCCCGACGATCACGTCGTATCGCTTGCCCTCGTGGTCCCGACTCACGCGCCGGAATGAGTCCGGCTGGAAGTCTCCGGGCTCACGTAGCCGACAAGCGTGCTCGTTGGGGTAGGGGTTCTGAATGTCGGGAGTCTGCGGCACCCAACCGGGTACGTTCTTGAAGCGGGACAGGTTGAAGATGCCGACGCGGTTCTGCGGTTCTTGATCGGCGACAAGGCCGTCCGCCAACTTGATGTCGACGGCCTCCTGCGCCCGATACCAGCTCTCGACACGCATCCGGTCCCGCCACTCGTCCTCCGTCCCCCCAGCACGGCCGGCGTAGAAGGCCGCGATGGTATCCCCCATCTTGTCCAGCGTCTCCGCCATCTTCGCCATGTCCGAAGCGTCGCCCATAGTTAGGCCGTGGGGTTCGTGGATCATCATCGTGGACCCCTGAGCCATAAGAACCGTGTCAGCGGCTTGGGTGATGAATGACGCGCTGGAGGCTGCTAGGCCATCGACAACGGCGTGGACGGCCGCTGGGTGGCGCTTGAGAGCGTTGAAGATGGCGACTCCATCGAACACGTCGCCGCCGGGGGAGTTCACGCGCAGGTTGATGGTCTTGGCCTTGATAGCCTGGAGGTCATTGACAAACTGCTTAGCCTCTACGCCCCAGGCCCCGATCTCGTCGTAGAGTAGAACCTCCACGACATCCGATTGGGCATCGCGGATTTCGTACCATGAGCGCTTCATAGGCGCCTCCTCGGGCAATAAAAAACGCCCACTTCGGGGCGCTTGGCCCGCTGTGGACGCTTCTGGCTGCGCTAGGCTGCGCTCAGCGTCGAACTATTGTCAATCTGATTATACGCTTAGCTTTTGGCTTGTCAAGTACCCACTGGCCGGAATTTCACGTTGCACTTTCCGCAGAAGAGTTCAGGATTCCCTTCAACATCCCGCGCCACCAAACGACCGCAGTCATGCCGCACCTCGCTGACGACCGCTGCCGGCTCCGCTGGTTGCCCCGGCGAGAGTTGCGGGACGGGTGCCGGCGGTGTTGGCGGCACCAACTGCGGCGACTTGCCGATAGATATCACGGTCATGTTACTCGGCACCAGGAATGTACCCGATGTCGGGTACGGGTCGAGTCCAGCGCCCTCTCGGTATTCCTCGAAGGACATCAAACCGGTCTGTACGTCCTTCCGGCCTCGGTCACGCAGCTTGTCAACGTCCTCCTGGAGCGCCCGGATGTCTGACAGGTCGAATAGCACCTCGTCGATGCCGCCAAACTCGGGCACGACCGTCAGGTTCAGGGTATCGTCGAAGTCGGAAAGCATCGGCGTCATTTTCACGTCCCACAGAACCTGCCAGTCCTGGCGCTTGTTGGCGTAACTGGAAGACTCCATCCCGGTGCGTAGACCGAGAATCGAGCCGGGGATGCCAAAGACCATCGCAATCCGAGCCTCCTGAATGGCATCCAGATCCAGAGGCAAGAGATCACGGAGGCCGCGATCCAGTCCCTCTTTGGTGTATGTCGCTTCATTCTGGTCGATCACCATGAGCTCGTGCATCCGGCCCGGCCCACCGAACTGCCGCCGGTGGCGATCTTTGATCTCTTCTCTGGTCGTATCATTGACCTTGGATTTCAGGGCTAGGATCGCTTCTGGACCGACGCCGCCCTGCTCGAAGAAGGACTTGACGAAGGTGCGCAGGTAACTATCGATATCGATGCGCCCCGAGATGGCCATCATCGGCGGCATCCCGTAATAGTCATCGAGCGGGTTGCCGGTCTTGAACTGGATGACATCGGCGTGCTCGAAGGTTGTCGTGTCTCTTCCGATGGTGTACTCGTACTTGCAGAATGTTTCCCTATCGGGGATGACACGCACCCTATCGGGACGAAGGCGCCACAGTTCCGCTAGGGCACCCTTCAGGAGGCCATCGGTATAACGCGCCTTCAGCAGATAGGCGTTCCCGGCCAGGTGAACGTCCCTGGTGACGCTCGACCACATCTGCCCGCGGCTCATAAATGGGTTCGGGGCGTTGAGTTTTCGGATAAGTGGGTGATTGTCCAACTGCTCGACAAAGCCGTTCCTCACTAGCGCAGCGTTGACGAGTCTCGGCGATAGTCCACGGTTCACAAGCATTGCTGCCTCAGCCCGTATCTGGGGCGAGGAACGTCGCAAGCGCCGGCCGATGATATGCGGCTCGGCGGCAGAGGTCGCTAGGAGTTCAATGGCTGCATAGACGATCTCGTTGCCGGCGTATCCGCGCCGAGCGAAATCTGGGAAGGACTGCAAGGTAGACATGAACGGACCGGCTGGCCCGGGGTTCCAGGCTGAGGGGGGAAGAGAGAGCGCGGCAGGGACTTGGGAGCGGACGAAGGGGAGGACATTCAGCGCATTAGCCCAGTAGCCCATATCAGAGCCTCCTCATGAACTCAAAGACATTCCAGGCCAACCCTGCCGCCGCTGCAAAGCAGATGAGGGCGAAGATCAGGAGAATGAGCGCAGTGAATCCTTGGGCAAGAGCGCGGCGGTCGTCAGCGTCGGTCATCCCCTCTATTATACGCTTAACTGTCAAGACGGGTAAGCGGATCATGGACACTCCCCTAAACAAAGAACACTTCTGACTCTTGCGGCTCGGTCGTTACACCCGCCGCGATCGCCGCCGTGTACCCTTCCCAGGAGAGACACCCTGCCATCGCCGCGTCAATCTTGAGCGGTGAGTCAGGGCGCTCCTTCTGGATGACCCATAGGCGGTTACCTTGATCATCGGTCGCGCTCAGCATGTGCTTGTGAGCGTTCTGGAGGCTGGCAGCGAACCGAGGATCTCCGTCGTGCGTCAGGGCGCCCGTCTGGATCGCGTTGCGGTAGGCCAGTAGGGAGACCGCCATCTTGTTGTACTGGTTCGTTGGCCAGTTGGCCACTACATCAGCCCCGTATCGACCAGCCCATGCCGCCGTCATGTCCTTCCAGTAGAACGGATCACAGTTGAAGCGCCAGACCTTCCAGCGCTTGAATGCAGCGTCGACTGTCTCGTCGACCTCCATAAACGGGATGCGTTCTTCACCATCACCCATGACGGTTGGCTCCCAGTAACCCACGACCCACTGATGCGCCGTGGCGATCTCCGTCCCGATGAGGGCCGTGTGGTCCCGGCCGATAGAGCCATCGAAGCCGAGCGTTATCAGAGCGCCGTCGGGGACGACATAGCCACGTTTGGCCAGCGCGTTCCACTTCTCCATGTCGAAGGGCTTGTCTTCTTCGGCGACGATCTGGTTTAGGTAGAAACGTCGGGACATCGCCGACGAAGTCCGGGGGTCGTGGATCTCGGCGATCAGCCTGTCAGGGCTAACCCACTCAGAATCTCCCCGAGCAAGCAAGAGACCAGCCCGCAGAGACTCATCATCATCCAGGTCGGTATCTCCCGGCGCTTCCAGCGAGTCATAGAGGAAGTCGGCGGTGTCTGATAGCCCTTGCGCGCCCTTCTGATAGGTTTCGTAGTCCTTCTGAGCGTCTGAGTTCTCCCCCGGCGCGTGGGCGTTAGAGATCGCCAGCACCCGTGATGAACCATCCCTTGACTTGGCTACGTTGCGGGCGATCACCTTGCTCATCTCATGCCCCTCGTTGGAGCCGATCCAGTGGTGCGTCTCATTCTTGAGAACGAAGGTTGCACGCCCACCCTCAAGAGCTCGGGGGGAACTTGTAACAGCCTCGATGCGCTGGCGCCCGCCGCCGGCATACAGAATCTCTTTGCCGAGGTCGATCTTGAACTCGTCGATCGCCTTGGGCGAGAGCATCGGGGCGAAGAGGGTCAAGGTGTTGCGCGTCTGGTCACGGGATACGGCCGCGGTCTGAATCCAGGCCGCATAATGAGAGGCCCCAACAGGTTGCCCGTCCTCCCAGTGGTCGAACCGACACGGCCCAACGAACTCAACACAGCAGAGAGCGGCACCGAGTGGGTCTTTACCGTGGCCCTTCATGCGCCGATACATCCCCGAGCGGTAGACAAATCGCCCTCTCTCATCGATAGCGAACCACCATAAGACAAAGCGGGCCTGCTCGGGCGTGAAGCGCCACGGCTCGCCAGCCTTCGGGCCGTCCGGCTGTAGCAGGTACTCAGCCGTCCAGCCCAGGATGTTCCAGCCGAGGGTGCGCTTCGGGAGAATGAACCGCCCGCGCTTGTCGCGCTGCCACGTCGGGCCAGCGGTGACGGGACTAGTGAGTCCCTCGCTTCTTTCCTTCATCGTATATCACCTTGAAGAGCGGACCGTGTAGAACTGAAACCTGGAGTTCGTGATGGCCCCGCTCGAATTGTTCGCGGTTCCATTTGACTATGATGTCGTCCCATATTTCGGGCGGTAAACCGGAGCAAAGAATCTCGCCGGCTTCGTGAGTCCAAGTGTGTTCGACTTCATTCA